GTATTGCATCCGGCTATACCCGTCTCAAGGAACAGGGTGTTGAAGACCCTGATCTGAAGTTCGTTGGTACGTACGGTGACAAACAGGCTCTTGGCAATCTTGTCATCAGCGATAATGCCTCGCTTACCGACATCGGTGCGGGTATCTATCGTGAAGGGTTCAGCGGCTCTGTTGCTGGCATCCCGACGCTGTTCACCCAGCAGCTTCCGACGATTGTTACCGGTTCGCGTACAACGACCTCTGCTCTTACGCAGGGCACGACTGATGCTCCCGTGGCCTATGCCTCGGTTGCTATCTCTCCGGCTCCGGGTCAGTACCTCACCCAGACGATTACGATCGATGTCGGTGCTGGCACTGAGACGGTTCGCGAGGGTGAAGTGTTCACGATTGCTGGTGTCTTCGCGTACGATAACAAGCTGCAGGCTGCTCTCGATCACCTCCAGCAGTTCCGCGTGGTTGGTGGTACGGGTAGCAACGGTATCAATGCTGGCGTCTATACGGCGACTGGCGGTGTCGTGACCGTTCGTATCTTCCCGGCTATTGTTGTGCCTAACACGACTCCGGGTGGCTCGAATGCCAACGTAAACACGGCGAATGCCACTGTTGCAGCGGCTCCGGCTAATACGGCTGTCGTGACGTTTATCGGTGATCCTAGCTCTTCGTACAAGCCGCGCCTGCTGATGAATAAGTCGGCAGTTGTGGTGAACACGGCTGACCTCATCATGCCTGCGACGGGTATCGGTTCGCGCAAGTCGCTGACCAAGGTGCCTCTCAGCATCCGTATGTGGCAGAACTCGGTCTTCGCTACCGGCGACCATCAGGTTCGTTTCGATGTTGCGGTAACTCCGAACGTCAGTGGCGGTGGTCGACTTCGCGTCGCCCGCGTCAACGGCTCGTAATTCAATCAAGGTGGAGGGGCTTCGGCCTCTCCACCTTTTTCTAAGGCTACGTCGCCTTTCTCAATATAAGGAGATAAAATGGCTCACGTTCAGGAACGCTACAACCCTATCGTGGTAGGTACTAATTCCACTGTCCGTATCACTGGTGATAATGTCGGTGGATTTGTTTGCACTGTTTCAGGTACTATTACTCTTGTTGCCAACGCAGCCGACAGTAAACCTCAGACTACACTTCTTACAAATTTCCCGGTTACTGCCGGTGTCTATCACCCTCTTCCGTTCTATCTAGGTAAGAATGGCGGAACATTTACTACTGCTGGAGGAGCCTCCGGCCTTCTGGGAGTATAAGATATGATCCCTACTTGGGTTAACCAATACCGAGGTTCGGCTCCGCCTACTCCTGCAGTTCTATCCTCGCCTAGCGCTACTCCTCGTGCACTGCCAATTTTTACTGGTTCTGTAACTACTGACACAGGAAGTGGGACTCTTTATTGGGTTGTCACTACGAGTGCTACACCTCCTTCTGCCACTCAGATTAAAGCAGGTCAGACTAATACAGGGTCCGCTGCCACTGCCAGCGGCAACCAAGCAGTTTCGGCGTCTGGTGTACAGAATGTTTCAGGGACGGGTACACTTATCGGTTCTACGACTTACTACCTATACTTCGTGCAGGACAACGGTGCGAATAGCAACGTCGCTGCCACATCGTCTTGGGTGTCGTATAATCAAGAGACTATCGATCTTGTGCCTCGGATGACCGTAACACCTGATTTCACGCGGCAAGGGGTTATCAATACCCTAATCGGTTCGTTGAAATCATCAGGCGTTTGGGCTAAGCTTGATGTCATCCATGTCATGGCAGCCCATGATGCACAAGCCGCACGGCTTAATTGGAAAAGTACAAATTACACAGCGACCGCAATTTCTAGCCCGACCTTCACGGCTGATCGTGGTTACAACGGAGACGGCTCGGCTAGCTATATCGATTCCGGATTTAACCCCGCAACTGCTGGAGGTAATTTCACTCAAAACAACGGCTCACTAAGTATTTGGTCGAGATCATCTGGACAGTTTTCCTCATCGGCTGCAGGTTGGTTTGACGGAACGGATGGAGTAACACTTCTATCCCGTAATACGTCGAACAATGGCGCAGGTCGGATTAACCAAACAGCTGTTACGTCATCAGCAGGCGGACTTGTTACAGACGGTGCAGGTCTTTTTTCTGCTAGTAGAACGTCCTCTTCTCTCGTCACCATATATCGTAATGCAGTCTCTCTGACTACTTCGACGGCTGGTACAGTTGCCATGAACAGCAACAATCTTCTGTATGGACGCACAGCTACGGCCAGCTACAACAATATGCAATTTGCTGCCGGACTGATTGGTGCAGATTTGTTAGCTGCGGACCAGACTGCTGCGTATAATGCACTTCAAACGTACATGACAGCAATAGGAGCTTAATATGACTGTCCAAGCATGGTTGATCTTTACTCCCGCAGATAATGCAACGGTGTTGGCAATGAACGATCCCGAAAGCGGGGCTATCGTCATTCCACGCGAAATTGACAACCCACTGGCAAATAACCTCGGTGAAGGTGTGCTGGTGGGAAACTTCGTATGCGGGGCCAGACTTCTCAACGATCCGGATTATGTTCCGTTCTATGAGTTCTGCGCTACTCTACCAATCCGAACTATGGATAGTGACGTACTGTTTATTCCGCCTCCGCCCGAAGAATAGGATTAGTTAATGACCTTAGTTTCTGAAATCATCACTGACGCCTACCGCCAGAGCAACTTGCTCGCTATTGGCGTCTCACCTACTGCTTTACAGCAGGAGGAAGCTCTCCGGTATCTTAACCGTTTGCTCAAGTCAGTGTTTGGTAACGAAGCTGGCGATCCTCTTACCTCGTTCCCTATTGGACGAGGCCACATTCAACGCCCTTCGGGTTATCCGTGGTGGGACACCGTACCGGATAATGACTGGTACGTCCCATCGGATACCCGAGCGATGCTAAACATTGATCGATCAGTCGATCTCTGGCTTAATCCTGCTCCGTGCGATGGAGCACGGTTCCAAGCAATTGATGCCGGTAAGAATCTCTCAGAGTTCCCGGTTACAATCCATGGTAACGGTGCATCTATTGAAGATCAGTTTGAGATTGTTCTCGACACTGATGGTATTAATCAGACTTGGTTCTTTCAAGCCGATATTGCCAATTGGGTCCGCTACTCTCCGATCACGTCCACTGATCTGTTCCCGTTCCCTGAGGAATTTGACGATTATTTCATCTCTCTGTTGGCTATGAGGTTGAACCCGAGCTACGGTACAATGATGGACGATCAGTCTAAAGAGATTATGAGACGTTCGAAGTCTCAGTTGGCGGCTCGTTATACTCAGATAATTCCGGTTCGTTCCGAGTTCGGTCTTATCCGGATGCCGAGGATGGCTGCTGATCGTGATATCTGGGGTACGGAGTACTCGTACTACAATCCCAATTCAATGTTTGAAAAGGGATGGCCGCAATAATAGAAGGTTATTATGACTAGAGTCAATTTCAGAACCAGTGATTTCCGACGCGATGTCGCTGACGAAGGTGCTCTTGTTCTTAAGAACAGATACTTCGAAGAGAATCCTTTTCTTAGCGATGATGGTGCGGCACTTATTGCACGACCCGGTATGAGGTATCTTACCACTGTCGGGGACGGACCAATCCGTGGACTGTTCTCAGCCTCAGGTGCATTCGGTGGAGATGTCTTCGTCGCTTCAGGTACGAAGATGTTCCAGATGACTAATACTCTATCTGCGACTGAAATTTACGACGGACTAGTCAACCCCGAACAAGGATTCGTCAACGGTGCTATCACAGCTGAGATAGGGGACGTTCCTGAATATTTCTTCTTCTGTGATGGTCTATCTCTTTTTGTTTATACCGAAGACGGTTTTGCACACAACAGTCTGACAGGCACACCGGCTAACAACGATGTGGTTCTGATTGGTACGGTCTATTATCAGTGGACCAACGGCAGTGTGAATGCAGGTACTCCTGCTGGAACTGTCGGAAGCCCTTGGTTAGTAGCGCTAGGAGTTACTCCTACTCAGGCTTTCACCCATATGTTCGATGCAATCAACGCTACGGGAACTGCAGGTACTGATTATTCGACAGCTCTGATCGCCAATAATCTTGTTCGTGCTAATACTAAAGCAGCTAACAGTATTAGTGTTCGAGCCATTCAGCACGGTGTGACAGGTAACTCGATCCCAACGACTGAAACGGGCGGAGGCATTTCATGGTCTCTCGGTGCTACTCTCTCAGGAGGCGGTGCGCCTTATGTAATGCAGATTGCTGTACCAGATGATCTAGGTGTTATCGATGTAGCTGTGTGTAACTCTTTTGTTATCGTCATACCAGCACAAGTTGAAGGCTTTCAAGGCCGCTTCTATTGGATTGAACCGGCTGAGGTTATTATCGATCCGCTGAATTTTGCAACAGCTGAACGAGCCCCTGACGGTATCAACGGAGTTGAAATCTATGGTGATCAGTTCTATCTTCCCGGTGATGAGACGACTGAAGTTTGGTATTTCACTGGTGATCCTTTAACTCCGGTTCGCAGACTGCAAGGCGTCGTCTTTGATCGTGGCACTTGGCAAAATACTGCTTTAGCAATTAACGAGACCTTATTTATCATTGACGCCGACGGTGGCGTATTCAGAATTGAAGGAGGCAGCCCTCAACGAGTAAGCACTCCAGATATTGAAGAAGAAATTCGAGAGGCAATTGCTTTTGCTTCAGGATATCCTTTCTAACTAGGAGAGTGTAATGGCCATTTGGCACATTGATAATTTTAAGGGTTGGGGTACGATAGGTTCTCTAACCGATCGCCGTAACTGTGTTACTGCTATGCTTCAAGGCATCTGGACGGCTTCTGATCGGGGATCCTCGAACAATTATCTGGTGGTTACGAGCGATCCTCAGGATTCGAATCAGCGATGTCTGTTCTTGACTGAAGGAGCGGGTAATAATCCTTATATCCGTATCGCTCACCCTGACGGACCGCAAACCGAAATGGGTGCTCGCATCCGGTTGTATATTCCTAGCCTCGTGACGGACGCCGCGCAAAAGCCTATCTCTTTTCTGAGTGCCGGTAACAGCACATTGATCTATGTGTGGTTCGATTTTATTGGGCGGGCGAACGTAACTGTTAATGCAGTTACATATACGACCCCGGCACCCGTGATCACTGCTGGTGGTTGGTACACTGTTGAATTGAGGTTTGATCAAACAAATTTCGAGTTACAGATTGAAGGTAATACAGTACTCGGGCCCCAAGCCCACGGGCTTCCGACTCCTGCTCCTGCTCAGTATTCGGTAAGCTCTACGGGTGATGGAGTGACTCCGACAGAAGATTTCTATATTAAGGACCTTGTACTCACTGATCCTAATGGTTCCTATAACACTGGTTGGGTCGGTACAAAGCTGATTGCAGATTTTGATCTTACTGCAGATGCAGACCTGAATTGGACGCCTTCGACTGGTAGCACAGGTTATAATCTACTACAGAAAGTGGGTCCTGACGATACTACCTATATTGCAGCAGGCACAGGCCCGCTTCCCGATCCTTATCAGGCCGTCTTGGATACACTGCCTCCGGATGCGACCAGTGTTGCAGCTGTGTTGACCCGAGTAAGGGCATTCAAGAGTGATGGCGGCGATGGCTCTCTTCAGAATGGTTTGGTTTTTGATCCATCAGGTACACCTACGGTGACGAATGGTGAGAACCGAGCTATCACTGTTTCGCCAACCTATTGGCAGGACGTGTTTGAAGAAGACCCGACAACTAGTGGATCTCTAACGGTCAACGCTGTAAACGATATTCATCTACAGATTAATAGGACAACGTAATGGCTTTAACCCCTGAAGTACGGTCATCCCAATCAAAAGTCTTAGTCAGCTATGAAGGTTCGGCTATGCTTCAAGGGGCACAAGCCAAAGTCCTAGTAGCATACAACATTCCCGCGATTACTCTACGAGCCTCTCAAGGACTCGTCAAAGTACTGTTCTCAGGCGATCACGAAGTTCGATCTTCTCAAGCCCGAGTGCTGGTTCTGTATTCTGGTCGTATCGACAGCCCTAAGATTAAGACGATGGGTTTTAATCTAGACGCCCATACTTTTTATGTGATTCGTCTAGGGAGCAATCGTAAGACGCTTGTGTACGACAAGTATACCAATACGTGGTCGTGGTGGGCGCGTGATCCCAACGTAAGCCTCGACTCCCACACTGGAATTAACTGGCGTAGTTCTGGAGCAATTGCCCCGAACTATGGGAGCAATATTCTTCTTGGTGATGCCAGTAACGGTCGACTCTATATCTTAGACCCTTTGTCTGGTCTCGACAGTACTGAGAACGATGTCTATACTTTCGAGCGCGTGGCTCTTGGTCAGATGACAACCAGAGGTCGGAACTTCCTACCGATCTATTCAGTCGATCTTACTGCAAGTCTTGGTAAGCCTGCATTGACAGCTAATACGGTTACGCTTGAGTATTCAGATGATCAGGGACATAGTTATGTAATTGCTGATCCTGTGCTTACAGTTGAAGCCAGTAACTATGATCAAGAGTTTTGCTGGTACAGTATTGGTCAGGTTAGAGCCCCGGGTCGTCTTTTCCGTATTACTGACAACGGTGCTTTTGCACGTATTGATAGTCTTGATATTAATTTATAAGGATTGATTAATGGTAGGGACTCCCCAGCCTCTTGTCAAACAGATTCCTGTGGTCAACGAAGATGGCACTCCTACGGATTATTTTATCCGGTGGGCTCAAGAACGTCAGATCGATATCACTGAAGGTATTACAGCACAACAAGCGTTGGACATTATCATTCAGTATCTCAACGATCATCAGCTACAAGCTGGTAGTGGTATTACTATTACTCCATCTGGCGACATATCGGACGATCCTACCATTGCAGCCAGTGTGCAGGCTATCTTGAATCAGGTGAGCACGACGCAAGGTGTAGTTCTTTTCCGAGGCGCATCTAGTTGGCAGGCTTTAGCACCGGGAACCGCCGGACAGGTCTTACAGACTGGCGGAACAGGTGCGAACCCTTCTTGGACATCAGTAGCAGGAGGAGGAGGAGGTCTCCAGCGGCTAGGACAGGTGCTACTCTCCACGACTTCAGCT